TGTACTTCTTGAACAGCAAGTACCTGACCTTGGTTGGTCACTCAGGCAAGTGGTTCGCACAGACAGACTTTGTGCGTCCAGAAAACTTGGATGCCCGTTACGCACTCATCATGTGCTACGGTAACCTGACATGCCGCAACGCTGCAAAGCAAGGCAAGTTGACCGCAAAGACCGCATAAGGTCCTGTAGGGAACAAACCGATAATGGTGGGGGAGCAATCCCCCACCATTTCTGTATCTAGGAGTATCTATGCCAGTGAAATATAAGATTCTGTCCAGCCATGCTGATGCTAAACCAAAAGCGGGGACAAAGACATCTGACTACCCTAAGGGCAAAAAGTCTAAGGCTTCAAAAAAGAAGGCATACTAGTGGTTAAGAAACCTGTTGATGATTTAGCAAAAATAATTGCTGATGCCGTTAAGGCTAGTGGTCTTAACTTATCACCGAAGGCTATTAAGAGTGCTATTGCTGCTGAAACAAAATCTGTTACCCGTAAGGCACCTGCTAAGGTAGCACCTAAGATTACTCGTCAAACTGCTGCTGGTGGTGCTGGTCGCAAACCACCTAAGCCACCCAAGGCTGGTCCTGCTGCGTCTGCACCAAGACCTAAAGGACCAAAGAAAAATGGTATATTAGGAAGTGATGCTGATGTAAACAAGTACATTATGCGTGAGGGACGGATTGCTTCACAGTACCGTAAAAAAGGTGGAGAAGTTTCTCTTGATGAAGCCGCTATGGCTAACATTTACGAAAAAGGAAAATCATCTAAACGGAAACCCCCTGCGTCTGGTTCACCTGCCAAAAAACCTGCACCAAAACCGAAGAAGCCTAGTGGTTCTGCTAAGATGACTCGTGCCGAAAGGCGTGAGATGAATGTTGCTAAGCATTGGGCTGAGCGTGATAAGTATTTGGCTGAGAGTAGTGCAGCCGCTAGGGCTGCTAAGGCTGAGCGTAGTGCTGAGCGTAGTGCTGCTTGGGCTAAGCGTCAGGATGAGATGCTTGCTCGCCGTATGGAGGGTCGTGAAAAGTATAATAAGAAAAAAGGAAACAAGTAATGAACAAAGAACCTTACCCTAATCAGGCTGGTCCAAAGTTGGGCAAGATAAAAACTTATCCGCAAAGAAAACTAAAGCCAGCAGTAAAAGATGAAATGGGCATTATGGGTTCAAGCATGGAACAAGCAAAACGAAGAAAAGAAAAAGCATTACTAGATATGCGCAAGCGTGGTATGCTACGAAAGAAGCAAGGACAATAATGGCTAAGGGTGGCGGTTCAGCAGACGATATTGTTAAAGCCGTATTGGCACGCCTTGGCGTAAAACCAGCAGCAAAAGGTGTTGTAAGAAAAGCACCAGCCAAAGTTGCACCAAAAGCACCAGCGAAGAAGGCTCCTTCTGTCTCCGCTAAACCGTTATCTAGGGAAGAGCGTAGAGCAGCGAACAGTGCCAGAAACAAGGCTACGCAGGAGAAGTTGATTGCCGAGCGTGCAGCCGAGGCACCAGCGAAAAAGAAGGCAAGGCAAGAAGCCAACAGGGCTAAAGGTATTGTTCGTGCTAATCGCAGGGCTGATGAGGCTTACGGTTATCGTACAAACTTGAAGAATCAAAAAGCGAAGGCTTGGTTTGAAAAAGAAGTTGACAAGATTAGTCGCACCATTGACCAAAGCGAACGGATAGCCGTTAGAGGTTCACAAGGGCGTAAAGATGCTCTTAGAAAACAACTCAACAAGTTAGATGAGTACGCCAAAAAAGAAGGTTATGAACTTAAACTTTCTGATAAGAAGCAAATAATCAAGGGTGTTTTGGATGATGCCAAAAAGGCTGGTGAGTGGGGCACTAAGCGTTTGAAGCAGGTTGTTGGTCAAACTGGTGGCAAAACCACTAAAGAGTTGGTTGACATGGGTGCTAGGCGTGCTCGTGCGCAGGAAATTAAAACTGGTAAAATTGTTACTGGTAAGAAACCTGATTATATGTCTGCACAATCTAAAGATTTGCAGAAGCGTTTGACTGCTTTGGATGAAAAGCAGATGCAAGATAAATTGATTAAGAAGGCTGATTCGCAAATGGGTTCTGCTAGGGGTCCACGCAAAAAGACTGCTAAGAAGTTTGAAAAAACTCCTTCTGAAATTAAGTTGGAAAAAGCACAAGAGCGTAATGCAAAAATCAATCGCTCTAATGCTGGTCGCAAAAAATTGACTGAAAAACAAAAGGATTTGCGTTTGGCTCGGATGCAAAAACAAAACACTGCGCCTAAAACAAAAAAACCAGTTCAGCGTTACGGTAATCCTCCAGAAAAGAAGTAGTCGTGGCTCCACGATTTAAAAAACCTTTGGCTAAAAGCCCACCTGCTCCCGTTGACCCATGGAGCATCCAGCAACTTTATAGCAGGAACGGAGAGGGTTTGCCTGTTATGTCTGGTTTGCAACAGTTTGCTAAGGATTTGACCGCAGACCAGCGTGCTGCTTACAATGCCAAAGCAAAGCAACCCAAAATGGATATGCTAGACAAGGCTAGTGCACAATTTTACAGAATCCTACAGGCTATTGGTGGAGAAGTTGTTGGTGGTATAAAAAAAGATGTTAAAGCCCTGAGGGAGAATCCTTTGGGCAGTATTGCTATGACTGCTGATGCTTATACTTTTGGTCAACCTGCACGGGACCGTTTAAAACAGGGTGATGTTTTTGGTGCTATTAACCAGTCGGGTATCGGTCAGTTGGCTGCGTTGCCTGAGTTGGAAAACATTTTCAAAGGCAAAGGTTCTAAGTCTGACCTTGCTTGGTTGGCTGCAACTTACGGCACTGGCGGTGTCGGTAAGGTTGCTAAACCAGTCGCAGGTGCCGTTAAGGCATCTACTAAAAAGGGAACCAATAAGGCTTACATAGATATTTTGAACCGCCTTAAGTAGTAGGGAACATTCGGGGTTATATGATGAGTAACAACAGTGTTCATGCCCATGCCCTTTATGGGCGACCAGTTGACGGCTACCGCTTGTCAGCGGTTGCCGATTCTCGTATTGCTGCCCCTAGTGGACCGTATATTGGTCGGGGTGACAAATGCTCTGGGAATGATGATACTTGTGGTGCTAACAAGGTGCGTGGACAGCAGTTCTGTGCAGGTCATTTGAAGCAGGCTAAGTCGTTGGCTGAGGTTGCTGATAAGATTGTTGATGGCGTATAATGGCTTATGTGCAGATGACTGCTGCCGCCCTTAGGCAGACTGTTCGGGATATCACTGACCTTGATGCTGAGGACTTGCCAGATTCGTTGTTGAATGTTTATTTGCGGGATGGCTATTACCGTATTTTGGACCTTGAAAAACGCTGGTCGTTTTTGGAGAAAACTTTTACTTTTAATACTGTAGCAAACCAGAGGGCATATTCTATTGCTGCGTTTACCGCTGACCCGATTGGTCAGGTTGTTTCTATTGTGGATAACAACAATATTGGTTACCGTTTGGACATGGTTGGTCATGATATGGCTGAGCAAACCTATATTGGTTCGTATGATACTGCTGGTGACCCGTTGTTTTATTCTATTTGGGAAGGTAACATTCATTTGTTTCCTAAGCCAAACAATGTGCGCACTCTTGTTGTCCGTGCTTATCGTGAGCCTATTGATTGGATTACTTCTGAGGGTAATGTTGATGCAAGTGCTAACTTGCATTTTGCTTTGGTGTATTATGCTTGTAGTCGTGTTTATCAGCGTCTTGAGGATACTTTGATGGCTGGTGAGTATAAGCGTGCTTTTGATGAGGGTGTCACTTTGGCTGCTACTAATCTTAGTAAACCTTCTAGTCATGCTCATTTGCGTTTGAACGCTGGACAAACTTCTGGTCGTCCAACCTTTAACGGTTGGATGCAAACAATGGGTAAGAATCTGGGTCAGTAATGAGCCAGATTCAAATTAGTGAAGTTTCAGATTTTACTGGTGGTTTAAACTTTCGTGCCGACCAGTTTCAGTTGGCTACATTTGAGTCTCCTGATATGTTGAATGTTGAAATTGACCCACGAGGCGGTGTGTTTAGCCGTGGTGGTCAACACAGGTTGAACACCACTGCGGTTGCTGGTACTTGGGACCCACAAAAACTGTATCCATTTAGCGGTGGAACAGCAACTATTATGTTGGCTAATGGCACAAAGGTGTATCGTTCAACTGGAGGAAACTTTACTACTTTACAATATTCTGCTGGCAATGATATTGTTTCCACCAGCACACACGGCGTAGATATGGCACAGTGGGGCGACAGCATGTATTTTGCTACTGGTTCTGCTGGCAGCGGTGGTTATGTGTGGAAAACAACAGACACATATGCGTTTGCGTTGACAGCATCTGGAACTGCTCCTCATGCTTGGCAAACAACACCCACCTCCGCCGAGCGTAAGATGCCTACAGCAGAGCATCTGATTGTCCATGCCAGTAAAATGTGGGCTGCTAACACCACCGAAGTTGGTGTTTATTATCCGAACAGGATTCGTTGGTCGTTGGAAAACTCTCCCGAAAACTGGGGTGAAAACGACTATATTGAAGTTGCTGGTGGTGGCAACGGTATCAGCGGTATGGCTGTTGTCGCTGGACAATTGGTAGTGTTTAAACCCAACGCTGTTTATGCTATTATGGGTTATGATGCAGATACTTTTCAGGTTGTTGAATTAACAAACCGTTTGGGATGTTTAACACCACATGCTTTAGCACAGTCAGAAGATGGTGTATATTTCTTTAGCCAAAACCAAGGTTTGTTTTATTATAATGGTTCCTCTATTGTTGACATGTTTAGCAACATGCGTACCGCTATTGACTTGAACTATATTAATCCCGCTGCACAAGAAGCGGTTACTGTTTCTTTTGTTGGTCGGCGTGTATGGGTATCTGTGCCTTATTCAACAGAATCAACTGTTTCTATTCCTACAGTTAATTTTGTTTTGGACCCCAGTATTCGCAACGGTGTTTACACACAGTTTGCAACTTCTAGTGGTCATGGTTTGATTAGTGGTTGTGACTGGACCGATTCGGCTAATAACGATTATCGTTTAATGATACATCCAACACAAGCATATGTTATGAAAGTTGATTTGTACTCCGAGGAGTCAGACAATATTGATGGAACGCTTACGGCGTTCACATCATATTATAAGACACGCTGGTTTGATGGTGGTTCTTATATGCAAAAGAAAATGTTTCGCAGACCAGATTTTGTTATCAAAGAATCCGACCTAAGTCAAAACATTACAGTAAAAGTTTATCACGACTTTACCGAAGGAGAAGGTAATGAAAGAAAAATTTTTACTATAACACAAACACCTCCAACAACTTCGTTGTTGTGGGGTTCTGGTTTGTGGGGGGAAGATTGGGCTAGTGGTGCTATTAGTTCTACTGTAAAAATTGGTAGAAACTTGGGTCTTGCTAGAACAGTTCAATTAGAGTTTATTGGTCCCTCTAATCAAAAATGGGGTATTAATAGTATCGGATATAAATATAATTCAAGACGAGTAAAGGGTTAAATATGGCTACCTTAAGCATACCAAATACATTCACAAACGGAACACCTGCTATTGCAACCGAAGTGGTTGCAAACTTTAACGCTGTTAAAACATTCGCTGAAGGAATATCGGCTGGAACCAACATTGATGATGGGTCTATAACATACAGCAAACTGGCTGCTGCCACAGTTTCAGCGTTAACAACAAGCGGGGACAACATGCAAGTCGTTTTGGGTACACAGATTTTCGGTTAACATGTGGAACCCACCCTTTTTGTCCGTGCTAAACAGCAGCGATAAGGATGCCTTGCAGGGCATCTTCAGGTCGTTGCAGTCTGAGTTGGAGAAGATGGCTAAGGAAATTCAGGATTTGAAGTCTATGATTAAGGAACAAAACAGGTAATAGTGATGAGTATGATGGACGCATATTATGGGGATTATGGTATGGCTGAGGCTACGGCACGCAAAAGGCGTGCCACCCAGTCTATTGCTAACCGTCAAGCAGCCCAGTTGGGTCAGATGCGTGGACAAAGGTCGTTGTCTAAACTGACTCAGCAGTTGACCGAGGGTTTTCGTCCTAAGATGGCTGAGTATGGTAGCCGTGGGTTGGCTGGTCCTAATGTGCAGTCTGGTATTCAGCGTGCTGGTTTGAGTCGTTATGCTGCTGATATGCAGGACCGTTTGGGTGAGACTACTCAGCAACTTCAGGATGAGGCTAATTTGGCTGTTTCGCAGGAGGCTAATGCGCAGGCTGACCTTGAGGATTATTTGGCACAGTTACAGTTACAGAAGAAACAGAATGTTATTAATGCTGCTACTGCTTTGAAGCAGTACGCAGCCTACTAGGAGTTGTTATGGGTTTTAGATTAAATACAGTTACAAACAAATGGGAACAAACTTCTGGCGGAAGTCAGGGTGAATCTCGTTTAACTCCTGAACAGAAAAAAGATGGTGCTTTGCGTCAAACTGCTTCACAGTTTGGTTTGTCACCAGAGCAAGTTTTGTATGGAAAAGGTAAGCAGGCTACTGCTGCACGAAAAACTTATAATCAAAGAACTGCTACTAGTTCCACTCCTTATGGTACTGCTCAGGGTCAATACGGTGAAATAACTTTGGCTGAACCCCGAAAAACTGGTCGTGAGTGGATTGGTCGTGACCCGAGCGCAGATGCCGCTTTGGAAGAAGAAATTCCTCTTACTGGTCAGGATGCTATTGATTCAATGTGGAATGCTGTTCGTGATGAGGCTGCTGCTTATCGTCAAACATATGGTGAAGAACCACCTACCAGTTGGTGGGATGCACGAACGACACAGATTGAAAATGAACAAAAGCGTTTTGATACCGCCTCTAAAGCGCAGGCTGGTGCCAGCAATGCTGCTGCTGTTGCAGCCGCAAAAGCAAAGAAAGAAGAACAAGAGCGAGTTCGTAAGGTTAAGGGTGGTCGTCAAGGCGAAGCATTTTTGCGTGAACAGGCTAATACTCGTAAAGCAGAAATGTTGAAGCGTGTAGCAGAGTTGTATGACCCTTTGGAAACAAAATCCAAAGAAGATATGGCTGTTTTTTTGCAGAACGCTTCTGATGCTTTTGATTTGGCTGAAACACAAGTTGGTGAATCGCAAACAAAATTTGAAGAACAGTTTAAACCTAGTACCGCTTATCAGGGTGCACCTGTAAGTACTTTTAATGTTGCCGATAATCCTTTGATTGCTGCTTTGCAGCAGCAGGGTGCTGGTACCGCTGAGGTTGGTGCTGCTACCGATTATGCTAGGCAAACCGCAGCACAGACATCTGCTTTAGAAAAGTGGGCTAATGAGCAGTTGAATGTTGGTCAACAGAATTATGGTTCTGCTGTTCAAAACGCTGCACAAATGGGCACTATGGCTGCCTTGCAGCAGTTGGGTGGTCGTAGGGCTGAGGTTAAATCTGGCATTGAGCAACAGTTTGCTGATGCTTTGTCCAAGATTGCTCAAGAACGCACTAGTGCGGAATCTGGTGTTGACGATACAATTGCAAAAATTATTACTGCGGCTGATGAATTGGCTGCTAAGACTACAGCGGATTATGGTAATTTACCTAAGGAAGAAAAACCTGCGGAACCTAAACCCAAAAAGCCTGCTGCACCTGCCAAACCTGCTGCAACTAAGCCTGCTGCTAAAACACCTGTTGTTCCAGCAGTAGAACCTGTTGTTCCAGCACCGAAGAAAAAGAGTTCAACGGCACCAATCAGGCTCCGATAATGGTTGTTCAGCGTTCGCCGTTCTCACAGAAATCTAGTTCTGCTACAACTGGTTACGGTTTTGACTCCGAGGGCAACCCAGTATATGTTAAAGGTGATGGTACAGTTGTAAACCTGACTATTACAGCAAAAGGGAAAAAACCTAAAACCACTTTTTCTGAAGAAAAAAATAAAGTTGAACAGAAAACAAAACAGATTGTTACTGGTCTTGCTTTAAATCCTAAGTTAAGTTTTGCCGAACAGGCTAAGGCTAGGTCTGCTGCTTTGGCTATTGCTGGTGGTACTGATTCTTCGGTAGCCAATAGGGGACCTATTGGCGAACTTCTTAAAGGTATTGCTTCTGCTCCAGCAAAACTGGCTAAGGGTGCATTTGAAGTTTACGACACTGTTGTGTCACCATTTCAACAAGTTGGTCAAAGTGCCACTAAAGAACTTATTGATGTTATGCGTGGTGAGGGTCCAAGCCTAGAGGACTTTGTTAAACAAGCACGGACAAAAGGGTTTAGTGCTGCTGAGGCTGCTGGTGTGCAAAACAAGTTTGTTAAAGGTATAACGAATTTTGCTTTGGATACTGTTTTTGACCCAACAACTTATTTGACTTTGGGTGCTAGTGCCGCTTCTAAGGCTACACGCTTTGCTTTGGCTAATAAAGCAGCGTTGCTTGCTCCTAAGTATCCTGAGTTAAAACCGTTATTGTCTAATATTGCTCGTTATGGTGCTACTGCTATACCTAAAAATATTCGTGAGGCTGAAGGTATTGTTGCTGGTGTGAAGTATATGGGTAAGGAAATACCTTATACTAGTGGTTTGGCTAAGGCATGGAGGTACTCTGTCGCTCCTGTCCGTGCTTCTATTGGTGATGTTGTTGCTGGTACTACTGCTGGTAAGGTTCTTTTACAGAAAACTACGGCAGAATCCTTAAAGGATTTGACTGTTAAGGGTTTTGGTCGGGCTGCTACACAAAACATTTATAAACCTGAGTTTGTTCAGGGTTTGATGGAAATGTCCTCTAGTGATTGGGCTAAGGGTACTTATACTACTGCTTTGAAGCAGGCTGTTGGTGAGATTTCTCAAACAATGGAAAATGCTAGGGCTGCTGGTTTAACTGATGAAACTATTGGTCAAGTGTATAAGGCTATTGAGCGTGGGTCTGATGCTGGTCTTAGCGATGCGGCTAAGCAGGTTTATTCCGATTATAAGGCTTGGTCTGATAGGTTGCGCAACGAAGTCGTTGCGCTTCAAAGAAACCTTGGTGACGCTTATGGAATAGAAGTAAGCAAAATGGGTTATTTGGAAAATCACTTGTTCCATAAAATTACTCCAGAAGCAAAGGCTTGGACTTTGGGTGATGGTACTGTAACCAAATCTGGTTATCGTTCAGCAGAAATGACTGAAAGAGATTTGTTGGAAACCAATGGCACATTGCATTTCCGTAAACTTAGGGCACCAGTTTATGATGAAAATGGAAAAATTGTTCAGCAAGCAGAGTTTCTTGGTCGTAAAGTTGATGATGCAACTATTGATGGTTTGAATAAGATTTCTATGGAGGAAGTCGGTTTTAAATGGTTTGAGGATGATTTAGGTAATATTGCTCAAGGCTATGCTGAAAGCATTGCCAGAGCAAAGCAGCGTATTGCTTATGTTGACCGTGCTATGAATTATGGACCAGATGCTATTAAGTCTTTGGTGATTAAAGAAGTTGTTAAGGACCCAGAGTTGGTTGATGACTTGGTTCGTATGCGTTCTATTCTTCTTAATACACGCAAACGATTGCGTGCAAAGGTTGGTTTGGCGGGGACAAAAGAAGGTGTTGCTAAATCTGCCGAGGACTTTAACAAGATTTTGGATGATGTTCTTGAGGGTCGTTATCTTGGTCGTAAGTTGCGTGATGCCGAAATGGATGAGATTCAAGCAGAGTTAAATCAGATTTGGGATGTCATTGAGTCTGCTCGCCTTAAGAGTATTCGTGTGTCTCAGGATGCTAAGGGTGAGTTTGACGATATTTGGGGTGGTTATTTGCGTCAGGCTGAAGCGTTGCGTGATGCTATAGCAAATAACACTACTGACCGTCATGTGTTGTTGCAAGATTTTCGTAAAGAGTATGTTCGTTTGGCTGGTGTGGGTAGTGGTTCTGAGCCATTGGATGATAAGTCTTTGGAATGGTTTGCTGAACGCATTAAGCGTTTGCAAAACGGTGGAAAGTCACAGCCTAAAGAGCAGGCTAGGTTGTTGTCTCGTAGGACACAGTTGCGTAGCACATTGGATGAAATGCCTAGTACTTCTGATTTTGATGCTAGTCGCCAGCGTATAGTTGAAGAGTTGGATAAGGTTGATGCCGAACTTGAAAGTGTTCAAGTTCTTGGTGATGTCCGTGAAAATGCTAGTTACGCTAATGATGGTGTTATTTGGGGTTCTGTTCCTGATGCCAGTGATGTTGAAGCACCGTTTCAAGTTTGGACCACTAAGCCTGTTGATGATGAGTTTGGTACTTTTGCTCGTATGCCAGACAGTCTTATGGGTCATGCTATTCCCGAAGAAGAGTTGGTTGATTTCCGTAGTGCGGAAACAATGGGTCAAATGATTACACCAGACACTGTTGCGGATACTGTTAACCGTGTATTCCGTGAGGTTGGTATTGAGGACCCAACTTGGGGTAGTGTTGTTGATGAAGTGTTTACAACTGGTGAGGTTCCTGAAACATTGTCAATTGTCAGCCCAGCAAAGGCTGACTTGCTAGAAGGTTTCCTAGATTTTGGTCGCATGGTTGACGATGCTATTGAGCAGGGTATTGATTTGACCGAGTTTGAGGTTGAAAGTTTTTTTGGTTGGTTACAGAATAACTTCCAAGCGGTAGCAGCAGAATACTCTATTGATAACAGCGATGTTGTTGCTAATGGTATGGTTAATGACTTCTTGCGTGGAATAACAAACGATGCTTATAATAGTGGATTCAAAGGTGTTCTTGTTCCGATGCGAACAATATTTACAGACCTAGATGATATCGGTTCTGAGTGGGCTGTTTTGTTGCCGAAAGATACGCCGATGCCTATTGTCGGTGTTAATGCTACAGATGAGTGGCAAACTGTTATGGATAATCCTTTAGCGGAACAGATTCTGCGTGGCTCAAAAGAGTCTTATGAACTTGATTTGCTTTCCAGAGGTGATTCTTTGCGCACTGAAGGAATTGACCTTCAGGCTATGCAGGAGGCTAGGGATTCTCTTGCTAGGGAATTAGATGAGATTACCAGTCCAGCGGATGATTTGATGGACCGTATGCGGTCCACAGAAACTGTACGATTTGATGGCAGGGACATGCCAGTTAAGAAGGCAAGGAAGATGCTTGCCAACATGGATTCTGTCCTTGCTAGAGAAACAAATAATGTTGACCGTCAGGTTAATAACATTTTGGCTAATGAGTATGGCTTAAGCCCAGAGGCTGAAGCCGTCAGAATGTCCCTTGAGGAGCGTTTACCTATTCTTATGAATAATGCTCGTGCTATGGATAATTGGGATGGCACTATGGGTCGTTTAATTGAAAACGAAATAGATGGTGTAAAGTTGTTGTTGGCTCGTAAACCTGCCAAGGGTTCTACTGGTGCTTCTAATGCGGCTTGGGTTCGTGATGTTGAACGCCATTTGGCTGACAGCGATTTGCTTGATTTTGACCCTGCTCTTAAGGATGCTTATGACCGTGTTGTTGGTCTAGTTCATCTTGGTGAAGTTGATTTGGCTAAGATTGATAACGAGATTGCCGATAATGCTTTGCAAATCGGTAAGGCTAGGGCTGGTGAAATAGGCAAAGTTATTTTTGAGGATGCTGAGCGTGGATGGGAAGCACTTGAAGGTATGGGTGTTCAGGTTCCAGATGAGGTTGCCGCCAAGTGGCGACCAAACTTAAAGAAGTTGCGTGACACCAATGAAGCAGAAAAAATGTGGAAGTATGTCAATAACTTGAACAACTATTGGAAGCGGTATGTGACCGCTTCTATCGGTTTCTTTATGCGTAATGGTTTCTCTGGAGCCTTTATGAATTATGCTGATGGTGTTGGCTTGGACGAAATGCGTATTGGTTTGGCTTGGGCTAGGGCACAAGCGGAATCAAAGGGCAAAGTCAAGGCTGGTGACACATATGCTAACTGGATGTCTCGTGCTGGTATTAATACTGCCGAAGGAATGGAAGAAGCGGAACTGGTACAGAAGATTGTGGCAGCAACTGGTCGTGGTCAAAGCGATGATTTTGCTTTGCCCGCTTTTGGTCTTGAGGGTGCTAATGGAAATGTTGTTACCCGTGCAAGCAATAGGTATCTAGGTTTTTATAGTCGCAAGAATGACCTTGTTGAGAACGCTTTGCGTATTCCTATGGCGTTGGATTCGGTTCGCCGTGGCATGGACTTTGATGAGGCTGTTGCTCGTATTCGCCGTGTCCATTTTGATTACACAGATTTGTCCACGATGGATGAAAAGATTAAGCGTGTTGTTCCGTTTTGGATTTGGACTAGCCGTAACATTCCTTTGCAGGTCACACAGATGGTTACTAGACCCAAAGCATATGTTCAATATGAACGGCTTAAGCGTGAGTTCCCTGTTAACGAGGAGTTAATGGTTCCTAGTTGGATTCAGAAAATTAGTCCTTTTGGTGCTGGGGCTGGTGCCGTTATAACACCTGACCTTCCAATGGTTCGGCTGGCGCAGAACCTAAAAGACATTGCTACTCCTAGTGGTTTGGTTGGTATGACTACACCGTTATTGCGTGTACCAGTAGAAATATGGTTGGGCAAGCAAGTAGCATTGGACATTCCATTTGGTGATAAGCGCACCGCTAATGGTGTTGAGAAGGCTGTCGCCAAACTAATGTATAGTCTTACTGGCACACAGTGGGCGGATATTGACCCAGATACTGGCAAGATGATGATTGACCCTAGGGCTACTTATGTTATTGAACAGGCTTTGCCAACTTTGGCGCAAGGTTTCCGTTTGACTGGTGGTAAACTAGGTGGTAAAGAATCACTTGAAGAACGCTGGATTGGTAATGTTCTTAACTGGTTTGGTGTTCCTTATAGGCAGATTGGTGAACAGCAACAGCGTGGTGAAGCAATCAGACGCAACTTCCAGTTGTCAGATTTGGAAAAACAACTTAAGGACTTAACTAAAAAGTCATCTACTGAA